CAAGGGTAAGAGAAAAGTCTCAGGGCAAAGCAAAGCCAAAGATATTGCTATGCACTTGGATAATCCTTATTGGAAAAAAGTTTAAGGAAAGAAAAAATATGTTTGAATCTCATGGTTGGTGGTTTCCAGATTATGAAACCCATTTTCCAAAAATGTTAGGAAAAAATATTGCCAAAGGCGGGCCTGCTGAGTATCAGCAAAAAGCCCGGCATTGCAGTTTAGGCTACACAGTCAGACGTAATCTAGCGTTGGATATAGGAGCCAATGTAGGACTTTGGTCTCGAGAACTATGCGAAAACTTTGTACAGGTTATTGCGTTCGAACCAATCTCGGATTTTCGAGACTGTTTAGCTAAAAACGTGCCTGCTGAAAATTTAACCCTGAGTCCGCTTGCGTTAGGTGCTGAATGCACTACTGTAGACATGATTATAACCGAAGGCAACACCGGTCATTCGCACGTGAATCCTGATACTGTAGGTCATGGAATAGTTAACATGCTAACATTGGATCGATTTGTAGAAGAATTTAAACTATCCACAGTTGATTATATTAAAATTGACTGCGAGGGGTATGAGCTACGGGTATTAGAAGGCGCCGAGCAAACAATTAAGCGAGACTTTCCTATTATTGTATTAGAACAAAAGCCTCATCCAGCGTATAGTAAAGAGTACGGGCAATTTGCTGCAATTGAATTACTGCAAAGCTGGGGGATGAAACGAGTCGATCAAGTCAAAGATGACTGGGTCATGGGCTGGGGTTAACCTATGCTGCCATACGAGAAAAAAGTTTTTAGTCAAAATGGTGAAGATGGTATTTTAGAATACTTAGATCAATTTGTAGATGGGCCACGCACATTTTTAGAAATTGGCTGGGCACACGGTGTACAAAACTGTTGTCGTTATCTCATGGAAAATCTTGGGTACACTGGCACAGGTGTGGATGGTCGTGCAAATAAACGTCCACATGAACGACTAACAATGATTTCAAAATGGCTTTCTTTGGATGACGTAGATATGTTATTGGCGGCCGAAGGATCAGAGCCCACAGTGTTTAGTTTAGATATCGACAGTTTTGACTGGCACTTGCTATCAGTAATGCTGAAACAAGATTTTAGACCCAAAATTATCTGTCACGAATACAATTCAATATTAGGACCCGACATTTCAGTCAGTAGAAAATTAGGTGTTGTGTATAATAAAAGCCAATTGTATGGTGCAAGTTTATCGGCTTACAAAAAAATACTTATTCCATACTATGATTTTATAACAGTAGACTCCCAAGGTGTTAATGCTTTTTGGATCAGAAAAGATCAAACATACCAAGCACCTGCAGAATATATGGAGTTTGCATTTCTTACAACCAAACACAACCTGTCAACAAAAACAATATACGATCAAGGCGTAGAACAGTTTATCAATCAAGATAACGGTTGGGAATATGTCTAATTCTGATTACTATAAAACATCGGTTGAATTAGGAAAAAAATTTCAACTGGCAAATAAAAGTTGGGATGGCCGAGATACGTTTAAGTATCGTAGACAAATACGCGATTTAGTCCAGCATTATAATTGTAAAACTTTACTGGATTACGGATGTGGTAAAGGATGTCAATGGAGTGATAGTCATATATTTCTACCAGAAGAATATCCACAAAAATTTCAAACTTGGTTAGGTATAGATCAAGTTTCACTGTATGATCCTTGTGTAGAAGAATTTGCACAAGACCCTGTGTTGAAAAAATATGACATAGTGTCGTGTACACAAGTCATTGGCGGTATACCAGATGCAGATATTTCTTGGCTCAAACAACGTCTCATGTCTTACACTGGCAAGGTATGTTTTATTGGCCTGATCGATCCTGTACAACTGCCAAAAGGTAAAAAACAAATATACGATTCTGCTTATTTTTCTGTTAAAAGAACCCAAGAATGGTATCGTGAACAATTTGCAGATTGGACTGGATCCGAATTGCATTGGTATTTTAGAACGGATGCGCTCTACACCGAAGATTGGTTCAAGTAAGGTAAAAACTTTTGGTATATACGGCCCGTGCGAGCATCGTCGTCGCTCCAGTGTGCGGCAGCTAAATTGTTAATCCACGGTTGCCTATCAAATGTTTTAGGTTGTTCAATATCAGCAATGTCTTTGTTGGCCACTGCCCAGGCAACACAACTTGCATCATCTGCAAACACAGGAACTCCAGCACACACTGCGGCCACTGCAGCCGAACTGTTAAAAAATACTGCCGAGTGAGCACCAGCAAGATTGTCTTGTAGTCTACTGGTCAACGGGTCAAGCACCTGTACATTATAACGATCAATCATGGATTGAAAATCTGGCCAATGATATTTGTTTGTGTATGCTTTGGGTTTTCCTTGTTTGTTGAGTCGTTGTGCGGCAGGGTCGGACCAAGTTCCTGGATGAGGTCTTACTACAATAGGCCTATCAGTTATGGCGCGTATGCTTTGTATTTTACTGTCAAGCCAGGCCAATGGATCAAGATTTTTCATTGCAAATCCGCCATCACGTTGCACACAAATTAAAATATAACCCGAATCTGCAGTTTTTGGTTCTTGTAGTTGTACTCGCAATGCCCGGCTTATTTCTTGCCATTTTTCTGGACCGCTATTTTGATTAGCATATTCAGCTGTATCATAAAAAGGTCCGCCAAGGCTATAACGTAGATATGTGCCGTAGTCATCAAGATATTTCCAACAACTGGCATCAATGCACATGGTATGATACCCTTGTTGTTGCTGTTGTTGAATAATTGCTCGACGTAATTGTATGTTTTGTCCTTGACTATTGTCGCTGACCCATCCTAATATAACTGCAAGTCTACAAATTTTATATAAATTGCCGTGTTCAACATGCACTGTACCGCCTACACATCTGACCCCTTCGGCAAAATTTTCTAAACAAGCAACTTTTCTTGTATGCTTATTGGGATTTAGCACTGAACTAATATATACAACAACATCAATCATTTAATATACGCCACGCAGTTCCGTTGCGCATTTCTGCTTCGGTAAATTGGTTGTATGCCAAATTAGCAGCCCAGGTTTCTACTTCATCTAATGTGGGGATTTTTGGATTTTCTATTTCACTTATACTTTGACTACACAGTGGCGCGGCAGCATTTGGTCCCAATGTAATTGCTGGCTTTCCCAATAATAATGCTTCGCCTGCGGCAATACTACTAAATGTAACCAAGCAATGCACATCTTGCGCCAAGGCCATTTCCATAGTATCTTCTGTCATTCTGACTGTACGACTTTGTTTTTTTCTAATTACAATAGGCCGATCAGTGTGATTTTTTATTTCTTCTATAGTAGTGTTTAACCAAGTTTCAAGATCAATATCATACATCATTAACAGTTTTTGGCTCGGAGGTGCCAATAGTATATTTGTTCCTGGACGGAATTTTCTAAAACCAATTCCAGTCAATGCCAGTCTATCACTGGGTCGATCTACCACCGGACCAAAATATTGTACATCGTTGCGTGTTATCCTATGATATAATTTACCTTTAGCAGTATTTCCAAAGTACCCTGTATCAATATAATAAAAGTCTCGACCTCGTGCACGGCATGCTTCCATGACTTTGCGTTTGGTAACACCACGTACAACCACTGGTGTCATATTTTCAGCAGTTTTATCCCAGTAAGTTATTTGTCCACCACAACCCATGACAAAACTTTTTAGTATAGGATTGTAATTTACTTTTCCATCTGAATCTACTGCATGTATAGTATTTGTTTGTAACATATTGACATGTTCTCTTAGTATCTCTGAGGTAATTCCAAAGTGTTCTCCGGATGGATCAACTCTATATTTTAAAATATCATCAAACATTTGTTTAATATGCGACGGTAGATTTTCAAACTCTTTCATTCAATCCTCTGTTGACAATATTCAGTTAGAATTCTTTCTCGATGCCACTCGTTGCCTTGTGGGGTATCTGCAAACTCTTGAAAGCACGGTGTACCTAATGTGTAATGCAACAGTTTAGCCGATGTGTTTACTCCGTATTCATCTGGCAACCAATTCCATTCAGGAGGAAGTTCCCCTATGCGACTATCATCTAGCCAGGCGAATCTATGTAAGAAAGAACCAGAAGACTTTTGCACAAACTCTGGAGTTAGTTGTCTATTAGGAAAACTATTGCAGTTCCATAGTATAACACTGGACCAATTTTTTCTTGGATAGTCTTCGTTTTTTGAGCCAAGATATTTAACCGGCATGC